GCCACGGAACAAGCCCCCGAACAACAAAAAGCCCCTCCACCAGCAATGCCGAGAGAGGGGCAATTCAGACTCGCGGTAGCATGTCATACAGTTTTTGAGTGTCCAATGTCACGCCATGCATTCGGCTGAAATCAGCCTCACCGCCGTGCATCCTGTCGGCCTTCACATCCTTCGTGAGCTCGCGCTTCCACTTCGTCCAAAAATCATCATGCTCTTTCTTGGTCATGATGATGATTCTACCGTGCGAAACACAAAAAGCCCCTCCCCCGGCACAAGGTCGGGAGAGGGGCGAGGTGTAACAATTGACTGTAAAAACTGTCGAACGAGTCGGAAAACGTCGTTTTTACGGGAAACCCGCGCGAGGACAGTTTGATTTTCAGACTCGAGTTTGAGTTTCGGACGCGAGTTTGAGTCTCACGCCAGAAAAATCAATCACGGCGCAGCGGATTGTAGGCCACTCCGAGACCGCTGGCGATGAAGCCGGCCACGGTGCTGATGTATCCGCCGATGGCCGCGTCACCAAAGGTCATGAAACCCAAGCCGACGCATGAAGCGATGAGACCGGCAACGTAGACCACGGTGCGCACGCCCTTGGAAAAGACTGGCGTGTAAGCGGTCGGCTGCTGGTTGTCCTGACCGTCCTCACGTTCGTTGGTCAGGTTGTTGACGGTGGTTTCCAAAGTCGTTGGCGCTGCATGTTCTGCCATCTGTCCTCCTCCTTAGAATCGTCCCTGGTTGAGCGCGGTCTGCAGGGCGCGTGCGGTCGCTGGGCCGAAGCTCGCATCCTGCGCCAGACCGTAATGACGCTGAATGGCCTTGATGGTGGCCGGGCCGAGCAGGCCGTCCACTCCGCAGCCGAGTCGGCGCTGCACGGCGCGGATCAGATCACTGCCGCCTGTCCCGTAGCGAACCACGCTCGAATCGATGGCCGGACGCCAGTAGGTGCGCTCGTCCGGCACCTGCTGGCCGCTGATGATGCCATCCACCGAAGTACCCATCACCTGCTGCCAACGGCGCACCGTGGCCGGGCCCACATTGCCATCCACTGCGATAGCACCGGAATTGGCGGCTGGAGCGGAAGACTGGGCGCCCTGGTATCTCAGATAGCAATTCCACGGGTAGCTGTAATAGCCCCTGATATTGGTTTCGCGGCCGGTCTGGTCTCCGGCCTTGCCGTATGCGGTGCCACGCTCGCTGATGGACGCCTGTGCGAGCCTGCCGCCACCAAGATAGACCGCGACGTGGTGCACATCGTTGAGCAGGATGTCGCCCGGCTGCGGATTGCCGTCGGCAGGGAGCCGCTTCCAGCCGCGACGAGTCAGATTGTCGCTCAGATTGCCGGTGTAGGTGGCTGTGCCGGTGTCGAATCCCGCCTCCTTGAGACAGTGGATCACCAGACTGGAACAATCGCAGTTGCCAGCCGAAGCGTTGAAATTCCAACGGTCGGACTGGCTGTAGCCCAAGTTGGCCACGGCGCACCAGTAGCGCATGCGGTTGATCAAAGTGCTGACGCTTGCCATGTCTAGTCCTCCAATCCTTCCACGGCCTTGGCCGCGTCCTCGTCGGACACGAGCGGAATGCTCTCGGGCGGCAGACCGTCGCCCTGCGGTGTCATCTCTGGCGTCATGACGGTATCGTCCATGACGTTCTCCCTTCCGCCCCTTCACGGGGCAAATAGAAAAGCCACCCCGTAGGGTGGCCTTGGTTTTGGAAAAATCGATGTCAGCGCATGTGCGCCGAATGGTTGAAGATCAGGATGAGCGCGAGCAGGATGAGATACGCGATCAACGCGACTGGTCCGCTCATTGCCGGTCCTCCAAGTATTTTTCGCCGACAGCGATTATCCAGCATTGCGCGTCGAGTTTTTCGAGCTTAGCTAGCTCGTATCGGACGGCCTCACTGTGGTCGTGTGACTGGTCGCCGTAAATCAGTGAAATCAGCGTGTTTTTTATGGTGTCGCGGCAGAGTTCGTCCATGCGCTCGTCAAAGCGCTCCGTCCGCTCGCCCAGCTGCCTCGTCTTGGCGAAATGCTGGGAAAGCACCGAATTGTAAGGCAATCGCTCGGGGTTAACGTGCGCATACAATCCGGTCGCGAGCGATTCGAGCGCCCCCGGCCAGATTTTCAAGCACAGTGTGATTACCGCGCACGCGCCGCCGACACCACCAAACCCCGCTAAAAACGTTTGAAACACATCACATCTCCTTGAAATCGTTTAATCTTTTGGCATGGTGTCGCCATCGAAATAATTGCCCGGCAATCCCAACGAGACGAGCTGCTGCCACTGGTCTTGAGGCACGCACAAGCCCTTGCTCAGATTGACCGTGCAATTGTTCAGACCGACGAGAATGCCGTGAGTGGTGGTGTCGGCGGCGGTGAAGACGTAATCCACGCGACCATTCGAAGTGACCAGCCCACTATCGCTGCCATTGGTGGTGAGACGCAAGCGCGGATTGTCGCCACTCGTGGACAGCATGTAACAGACGACGCTCACATGGTATTTCACGCCCGCCGTCACCCCTGTGAAGGTGATGTCCGATGGTGTCGTGTTCGTCGTCTTGACGCTCACACCGTCTTTCGGCATGACGCAGTGATTAACGATGGGAGTCATGCCATCACCCCCAAAGGGGTTAGGCGCGCGGCATCGTATCCCCGGTGAAATATCCGATGCTGTCGAGCAGGGTCTTGTTCGCGAGATAATCGGCCTGCGTGCAGATGAGTATATTTGTCACGGTGACGGTCGGACTGCCTGACTTGACGGAATAATTCGCTGATAGCGGACTGGAATTGTTGATGTACGTCATGTAGCTGACACGTTGGCGTGCGCTGAATTCGCCCTGTGTTCCGATAATCGAGACAGTGCCGCCTGTGACGTTCACATCGAAACTGACCCAATATGTCATCCATCTCACGCTCGGAACGGTCGTGAGATGCACCCACTTGTCTGCTTGCAAGGTGATGGTCGAGGATGGGCTCGTGCATAGGTTCGTGACCATCATCGGACATCACCCGCCCGACGAATCGCCTTAATCGCGTGGCATCGTGTCCCCCGAGAAGAAGCCCGGAAGCCCCCCCCCGAGCGCCGCGTCATACGTGTCGGCGGCTTCCACGCTCAATTCGCTGATGGCCATACCGGAGGGGATGGCCAGGCGCGTGTCATTGGCGGTCGGGATGAAGCGGATCGTATATTTCCCGACCGTCTGGGCACTTGGGTATTTGACCGTGCCGCCGGAAAAGATGCCGATGCTTTTATTCGTCGTATCGTTGCTGACGATCCTGCACGTGCACACGTATTCCACGCCGACCTCGCACGCGAAAGGCAGGTCGATGTATTCGCCTCTGGTGTTGGCCAGCGTGCCACCGGTCATGTACTTCGATATGTCGCCGCCCTTTTTGACGACATGGAAGCCGGTGGGGTCGAACTTTGGGTTCGGCCACAGGTTAATCCTCTGCATTCTCGTCTCCCTTCACGCTTTCGAGCACATCCTTGGGGATCAATTTCATGGCCGCCGCGAGTTGGCTGGACAGGATTGCGATTTGCTTGTTGAGCGTGCCGATCTGTTGTGCGAGCTGGTCGATGACCTGATTCGCGTCGGCTGGAATCTGAGTCAAAATAAGTCTCCTTTTAATGCGAAACCCCCACAATCCGATTGGATTGCAGGGGTTGAAAAAAATGGTGAAAAGCGGGGTCAGTCTGCGGCGGTCATCGTGTCGATACGCGTCACGCCCTTAAGCTCGTCCAAGGTGAGCGTGCGGGTAACGTGAGTGACAATATCCTCCAACAAGACACTCTGGCCAGTATCATCAAACGTTGCACGCACGCCACGCGAATCATCCTGCCAAACCTCACCAGCATCCTGAGCAAACGTGAACCGCAAGCCCAAACGATACAGTTCAGCCTTCAAACTCTCCTTCGGCGGGCGCAAATCCAAAACGCCAGACGCAGACGCAGTAGTAGTTTCGGTAGTTTCGGCATTATCAGCCATAATCAATCTCCAATCATCAAAATCAAATAGTGAACATCATGAACACGGAAACCCACCAGGCGGCGGATTGCTGTCGAGTGCCGACGCGGAGGTGACCGCGCAGGTACACGCCGTCGCCGTTGATGTCCGGGTCCCCGGTGCTGGGGACCGTGTTTCCGGGAACGAACGCGCCGCCATACTGGCCGTTGTTGAAGATGCAGGGCACGTTCAGGCCGATTTTCGGGATGAATCCTTCCTTGAACCAGCCGATTTCGAGGTAGTCGCCTGCGTTGAACGTGACGCTCTTTTTGTCGGAACGCTGCAATTCCAACTGCATGTAACAAGTATTGCCGATCACGGTCATGTGACTGCGGTAATCCTTGCCGCTATCACCCGCGTAAGCAGTCCAACCCGACGAAGGAACGAACCAGTCGCTCAAATCCGTGTACACGACAGGGTCGATACGCGAACCATTCACGTAAATACCCAAGCCGCCGATATGTTTCGACCAACCATCCTCACCGTTGATGTCCACACGGCCAGCATTCATCTGAATACGTGAAGCGCCGGAATTGAAACGGACGACCGACAATTCACTATTCGACGGGTCAATACCAATGTTCAAACGCCGGTAAGCGCCAGGGTCGTTCTGACCCGACGGGTTGAAACCATGCGACTGCCCCTGCGTATACCATGCGACACCATTCGCGTCATAGCATTTCAGTAGACCATACACACTGCCGTCACTGGCCGTCGTATTGTTCAATACCAATCGTGGGCCTGACAATGCGGTCTGGAACCTGCCGGAAAGCAGATTGTCGGTACCGTTCAAATGGATGGTGCGATTGTTCGACTTGTCGTAGAAGTCCAAAGCTCCACCGGACAGTTTGAAACCGGTATTAGCTGCGGAACTCGACTGAATCATGCCACCAGTAATCGTTCCACCGGTGATCGTGCCACCCTCCAACGTGGCGGCGGTTATCTTACCGTTCGTCAGTAAAGCGCCATTCATCTGAATGGTGCCGTCAGACTTCAACGTGAACTTCGCGTTACCATTCCCGTCGTAGGCGACGAGACCACCGGAAGTGAGCTTCAACCCACGGTTGGCAGTACTGGAAGTCTGAATGGTGGAACCGGTCACGGTCACGCCACTCAAATCCGAACCCGACTGGATACTGCCCTTCAACGACAGCACGCCGGATTTAGCATCATACGAGAGTTTGTCTCCCACGTAGAAGCCGGAAGAGTTCAGTTTCGTCTTCCCGTCAGGAGACGTGAACGCGCTACCAGTAATCACAACGCCGGACACCGTGCCGCCAGTGATCGTCGAACCCGTCACGGTGCCACTGAACGTCGCACTGCCGGACGCGGCATTCAACGTGACAGTGGCCTTGCCCTGCGTGTTCCGCAACACCAAGCCGCTATCGTTCAGCAACATGCGCGAGTTCGCGGTACGGAACTCGCTACCCACAATCGACGTGCCGCTGATCGTGGAGCCGGACAGTATCTCACCGCACATGGCGACCGTGCCGGACTGAGAATCCAGTACGAACGACTCATCATCAGCCAAATCCACAGTCACCAGCACGGACGGACTATTGTTCGGTTCGCCCTGCCAATATGTGTAATACGCCTGACGTTTCCTACCGGATTTCGCCTTGGCGACGATACCAGCATCATTGATGACCATCCGCCCATCGGACGTGCGGAACACGCCACCCTGAATCGTCTTGCCATACAATGCGTCGGCCTTGATGTTCTGACCGGTCACACTATTGGCGGCAAGCTCACCGGCCTGAATCTGATGCGCCTTCAAAAGCGCGACGGTCATATCCTCAGTGACCTTGAGCTTCGCCGTGGTGACCGAATTGGCGAGAATCTTATCCGACGTGACAGCGTTCGCCACAATCTTGTCAGAAGTCACCGCGTTGGCGGCGATCTTTCCTGAATTGATGGCGTTGGCTATGATATTGTCTGATGTGACCGCGTTAGCCGCTATATCCCCCGCCTGAATCTGATGAGCCTTCAGGAGAGCCACCATCATATCCTCAGTGACGCGGAGTTTGGCCGTGGTCACGGAATTGGCTGCAATCTTGTCGGACGTGATGGACAGTGCGACGATATTGCGCGCCTGCACGCTGTCCGCAGCGAGCTTGCCAGCGGTCACCGCGTCGGCGACCAGCTTTTCAGTCGTGACCGAGTTCGCCGCCAGCTTGTCAACGGTGATGGCATTGGTCTTGACCTTCTCGGCGGTCACTGAGTCGGCGGCGAGATGCTTCGCGGCCACCGTGCCAGCAGCGAGGATGTTGTTCGCCACGAGGTCGAATGGCTCGAATCTCGTGCCATCCCACGTCAGGACTTCCACCACGCAGTCAGACAAGGGCACCAGCACGGAGGGGCTGGCGTTGGGCGCACCCTGCCAGTAGGTGTAGAAGTCAGCCAAGAGGCTCGGAGAATTATTCTTCTCACCCTTCCAGCGAGTCCAATATTTCTGCGTCCTCCACCACATGTCACCCGGCTTCAAACCGTCATGGGACGGCTCGTCGGGGCCACGGTAGATCAGATTCTTACCATCAGCAGTGGTCTGCGCCTTCTGAGCGGCGGCCTGAGCCTGATTCGCCTGAGACGCGGCATTAGCGGCAGCAATATTGGCCTTGTCTGCCGTATCCTGCGCGGTCTTCGCAGCCGTATTGGCCTTGACGGCGGCGTTCGCGGCGTCGGTCGCGGCCTTGTCGGTCACAGCAACCCAAGCCGATCCATTCCACCTTTTCGGCGTGTTAGCGCCACCGGTGGTGTCGATCCATAAGGTAGTCGGCTTGCGCATCGACGCATCCGGCGCAGTGGACTGGATGAGCACGTCGGCCTTGCCGTTAGCCACGCCAGCGGCGGCGGCAGCAGCCGTATTCGCCTTCTGCGCGGCATTGGCCGCATCGGTGGCGGATTGTGCCGCACTGTCAGCCGTGGCCTTGGCTTGGGTCGCCACACTGGACGCATTCGCGGCAGTGGTCTTGGCATTGGCCGCGTCCGTCTTCGCGTTGGAAGCGTCCGTCTTGGCCGAAGCCGCGTCGGACTTGGCGGACTTGGCGGACTCATTGGCGGTGTTAGCCAGTGTTTCCGCGTTGCCTGCGGTCTTCTTCGCGCTTTCGGCGGCGTTCTGGGCGGCATTGGCCGCGTCCTTGGCCTGACCGGCGGTCGCGGTAGCGCTCTTCGCGGCGGTATTGGCCGCATTGGCGGTATCCTGTGCCGTCTTCGCCGCGCCATTCGCCGTGTCAGCCGTGCCTTGAGCCGTCTTGGCGGCGGCAGCGGCATTCTCGGCAGCCTTCTTGGCGTCGGTGGTCTTAGCCGCATTATCCGCGATATCCGACTTCGCCTGCGCGATCTCCTCCGCGTTCTTCTCCACGTCGGCATATCCCAAGTGGTTCCACGCGGAGCCATCCCACACCAGCGTGTCAATCACGCGGTCGGAGAGCGGCACGAGCACGGAAGGCGAATTGTTGGGCGCACCCTGCCAGTAGGTGTAGAAGTCAGCCAAGAGGCTCGGAGAATTATTCTTCTCACCCTTCCAGCGAGTCCAATATTTCTGGGTCTTGAGCCACAAGTCACCGACAATCAGATTGTCCTTCGGCTCGTCCGGCCCACGAAACGTATGATTCTTGCTATGGGCTTCGGCATACGCCTGCGCAGCCGACTCCTTCGCCTTGCTGATCTCGCCATTCGCCGTGGTCAGATCGGACTTGGTTTGGGCGATGTCCTTCTGCGCTTGAGACAAAGCCGTCTGATTCGCGGCAATCGTCTGATTCGCGGCGGTCAGACTGTCCTGATTGGCTTTGATGTCGGATTTCGCCGCAGCCAACTGCTTCGACAAGTCAGTCTGAGCCGTCTTGTTCGCGGCGATATCCTTCTGAGCCTGAACGAGCTTCGCCGTATTGTCGGCCAGAGTCTCCCGAGCGTCCGCCAAGTCAGCCTGACCCGTCTTGATATCGGCCTTCGCCTGTTCCAACTGTTTCGACGCATCAGCCAAAGCCGTCTTGTTCGCGGCAATCGTCTTGTTCGTCTCGGCCTGTTGAGCGTTGATCGCATCCTGAGCCGACTTGTTATCCTCGACGGTCTTGCCAAGAGACTTCAACGCCGTGTCAGCCGTATCCTGCTGTTTTCTGACTGCATCGACGCCCTGAGCGTTCGCGTCGATCTTCTTCGCCGCGGCATCCAAATCGGAACGCAGTTGGGTCTGCTGGCTCTTCAAAGCGTTCGCAGCGTCAGTGTTCGCGTCAATATCCTTGCGGGCGGAATCCAACCCGTCGCTGACCTTCTTCACCTGAGCGGCGGCATCGGACTTCGCGGCATCCAGAATCTCCGACGCCGTATCATTCAAATCCTGCTGCGACACGATAGGTGCGATGATGACGGTCGCGTGCTCCGACTCGTCGGAGGCGTTCGGCTTGGACACGCCATTCACGTCATGCGCATTGTCATAGGCGACGGCCCAAACCTCGACCACATCACCGACCGGCAGCACGCCGGTGGCAAGCTCGCCCTTCCCACGCAACTGGCCCAAATCCAACGATTCACCAGTGCTATCAGGCTTCGCATACAATTCCACATGGTCGAAATCGGCGGGAACACCACCCTCAAGAGTGCCGTCCCATTGGACGAACACGCATTCCGTCCTACACACTGCGGTCACACCGGTCGGCCTGCCCGGAGACGTCGTATCGCCAACCCACGGGATGATGCCATTACTGCCCGGCATCGCCGCACCCGTATCACCGCCGCCAATCCACGTCTCCGTGCCGTCGCCGTTATCGACGGCGATGGTGCCGGACAGGTACGTCAACCGCATATTGCTGTTACGCAGGGCGATATCCGCCAAAGTCAACGGAAGAGAAGCGTCATCGGGTCTGATTTCAACATGGTCTGCCAAAACGCACACTCCAAAAACAGAAAACCCCACGAAAACGTGGGGTGGGTACAAGAAAACCCCACGAAAACGTGGGGTCTGATATCATGCGGTCGGGTCTGCCACAGGGTCGAACTTCACTGTCATCTTGCCGGTCTGGTCGCCGCTCATCTGCATCAACCGCATCGGATACACGCCGTCCGGCAGATCAGGGAAGCCGTCTATGGCGATGTCGAACATCTCCCCAGGCCAGAACGAACCCAACGGATGCAAAGGCAATCCCATCGCATCGCAGTCGTTCACGTCTATCTCGCCGCTCAACTGCATCAACGGCTGACGGTTCGCGTTCAACATGCCGTCAGCCGCAGCGGCCAACAGTTCATACGTTTTCGCGTCCGTGTCGCTCGTGGTGGTCTCCCGCAGCGGATACGGGTCCTGACGTTTCACCAGAGTCAAATCCTCGCTCTGGAAGCACATCGTTCCGGCATCCGAACCGGCACCGGTCGCATACACGCGCATGTACGGTGCGGCACGGTCGATCTTGATGTTCTCCAACGTGCCACCATACGGTGAGCACGACAGACTCAATCGCTTGTCCTGATTCAGATAGATGTCGCCGTCCGAACCGGCGAGGAACCTGAACCGGACATGCTGCGAATCCGACAAGTAGGGCCGGAACTGCATGTCAGGCCCGCCATCCGCGTTCGCTATATTCTTCAGAATGTCAGCCGCGCGATGGTTCGACACGTTGAAATCCTTGTATTCCACGACGGTCTGCCGTGGAAGCATCGTCTTATGCGGCCCATCGGTCGAAGTCGTGCTGCCGGTCTGGTTGCCGTTCCCGTCGAACGAGTACACGGTGGTGGTCGTGGTCACGGTACGTTCGGAATAATCCTTGTAGTTCTTTGTGACCGTCTTCTTCACGACCGTGGTCTGCGCCGTGGTCAACGTCTTCACGGTCGTATGCTGTTTCGTGACCTTGCCCTTGCGCGTATTGTACGTGTACGGTTTAGTCTCCGTGACCTGCTTCGTCTTCTTCGTCACATGCTGTTCCGTGATCGTGGTCGTGTCACCGTCAACGGAAGTCTCCACATACCCGTCAGCCGTGTTCACACGCTTCTTGCTCTTCTGCTTCGGAGCGTTCTTATCCTCGCTCGACCCATCGGAAGGCAGCGAATGCGTGCCCGTCTCGTTCAGGTAAGGCAAATCGATGGGCAGTCCACCGCCCGGCTTGACGCTCGTGCATTGGCGGATTACCTCACACGCCAACGCACGCCACGACAGGTTCTCCCAACGGAACGACCGTTTGGACGTGTGGCCCGCATCCTTGCCGAAAGCATCCTCATGCACCAGATACCGGTCGTTCAGCAAGCCCATCATGCTCACGTAAGGCACGCTCACATCATGCCAGCTGGACGTGCGTACGCCCAACGCGCCCGCCAATATCGGCGTTCCCATCGACGCGGTGTCATCCAACACGCTCTTCCAACACAACACAAGGCCACGCTTGTACGGCTGCAAGGCTGCGGCACGGGCGGCAGGGTCATCGCCCGGTATCTGCGTCCAAGGCAGTTCCAAGCCGGACACCTCGTCATCGCCGACTCCCTTGTCCTTCGTCGTGGAAAAACTCGAATCCGAAACGGTCATCGACCAAGTGAACGACGGTATGTCGATCTCCTGGGCCAACTGGCCGGAAACCGTGTCATACAGGTACGCCACCCAAGTCATCAGACCACCTGTCCCCTATCCCAGATGATGAACCGGCGTCCGCACCACAAGGCGTCCTTGTTGTCCTGCGAAGCGTTGTAGTGGAACACCGGCGCGTTGCCGTTCTGAAGCCACGTGCGCAGGCGCGCCGTGTGATGACCCTTGTTCACCGCCGTCACGTAACTGGTCTCGTGCGTCTCCCACGCACCATAGGAAACGAAGTTCGCGCACGAGTGGTCCAGATCCTTGCCATCGATCTGGAAGCCTACCGCCCATTCCGTGCGATGCGACGTATCAGACCACGAGGTCGCTCCGGCCGAGCTGAGATTGCATTTGAACGACAGTTCCAGCATGCGGTCAGATGGAAGGTTGAACTCGATCTCCTGCTCGAAATAGTATTTCTTCACCGTCGGATCGCCGGTCATGTCGCGCCGATCCCAGTTCTCGCCTATCTTGCCAAGCGACGCGCCGTATGGTATCGCGTAGTCGGCGCTCCACATCTGCACGGCGCTGGACGTGGATGTCGCACCGGCCGGCATCTTCATCTTCCGCAGCATGGTCGCGCCTGCCGGGATGGTCGGTTCGGCAAGGCTCGCGGACGGCGACCCCTGCGTGACGCCCACGGTCACGTAGTTGTCGGAATCCTTGTATTCCATCAGATTGTGAGCCTGTATCCACACGATGTCGATGCGCGGGTTGGACGGGTCCCCAGCAGCCACGGCGCCGGTCTGTCCACCCTCGTAGTAGGCGATGGTCTTGCCGTCCGCATCTCCGCGCGAGCAGACCGCCACGCCTGCGGAGACGTTGTAGCGCAGATCGTTTCGCCCGGTCACATTCAACCCGTCCACCAGTCCGGTGTTCGCCCATTGGGCGGCGATGATCCTACGGTGCACGAGCGGGGTCACGCCGACCCCCTTCGAATCGGGCGAGACGCCCAATGCCACGGTGCTCATATCTTTTTCTCCTTTACATGTAGGTGTCGCGCACGCTGCAATCGACGAAGCCCGTGCCGAGCGTGGAAAGCACGATGCGAAGCGAACCTCCGGCCGGTATCGAGGGGAATCCTCGCTGGCTCAGCTGACGGCTCACATCCTGACCTCCCAGTTGCGCGGTACGACTCCGACAGTCCAATATCAGCGGCACGTCGCGCACGGTCTGGGCGCATACGATGGACTGCTGCGTTCCGGGGAAGTCGAGGCGCACGCCGTCCATCGGACCGTGCACCGTGAACGTCGGGTAGGCGCGGCTCGTACCGTTGTTGTACAGGAGAGCCACGTTCGAGCCGACACCATCCAATTTCAACCCGTAATTCAACGGGTATGCCAAGCCACGCAAGCCGATGTTCGACTCCGTGTGCATCAGACTCGGCGAGGCGTTACGCGTCCCCTGCCATTCAGTCCAATATCCGGGCCCGTACCGCAGACCTATACTCCCGTCAGACACGTGCATGGCACTCAACTGGCATGAGCACTCGTCGCTGGACAGCCGTTCGGGACGTTCGAACACGATTGTGATGTCGCCGGAAAGGTTCTGCCAAAGCGGATTCTGGATCTTCTGATCGAGCGAGCGGACATAATATCCTCCACTACAGTAGGTATCCTGTCCTTCATCGATTACGCGGCATGTGACGAGCCCGTGGACGAGACGGTCAAGCAGAGACAATTGTCGCAAAGCCTCTCCACGGTCGGCACCGGCGATGATTCGGTATCCGACCGTTACCACGCGCGCATCATACATGATGTCATCGGCCGCAATGTCATGGCCTCCGTCGCCTTGGCCTCGTGAGATGACGGTTACCTTGGAGCTTGGTGTCTGATACCAGCCGGACAGTCCGGTCAATGCGATGCCGGAACCGTCGAAATCGCCGCCGTGGAGCGTAACGGACGCACCATTGGCGGTAAGCATGACGTCGCTCATCTTCTGCTCCTTACTGCGGCCAGCGCCTCGCGGCCGATGATGGTGCCGCTGACGCTCGGCTGGTCTGCCACGACGATTTTCTGCGGCATGTTGACCACCGTTTGGCCGGCGGTATCCGGCATTTCGATCTTGACGACGACCGGCATATCACGCGAAGTGGCGAACGCCTCGCGAGGCACGCGCATCTCGTTGATGGCGCGCATGGTCTCAAGCCCGTAATAGTCGACAGCGGCAGCCCTGTGCGTGTACTCGCCTGCGGCGAGACGAGCGTTGAGCAGATACACGCTGTCGCTCAACCCATTGCCGGGTGCCCATGCCGGATCCACGTAGCCGGAGAACATGCCACCTCCGGCGAACTGCTGGAAGGCGCCGTCGGTGAACATTCCACCGGTGTAGCCACCCTCCTTTTTCGTCTTCTCCGTGACGGTGAAGCTCTTGTCCGCGATCTTGAAGTTGTTGATGGAGCGGAGCACCGGAGTCGCCTGGTCGTTGACCGAGGCGGTGCTCTTCTTGTCGTTCAGCTTCTTGCGGTTGACGGCGTCTACCTTCGGTCCGGCCTTGTCGGTCGCGTCGAGGGTGTTCTTCTTGTTGTTGAGCCTCTTCGCGTTCGCGGCGTTCGTCTTCGGCGTTGCCCTGTCGGTGGAATCCAAGGTGTTGCGCTTGTTTGACAGTTTCTTCGCATTGGCCTTGTCTACCTTCGGCGAGGCGTTGTCCTTCGCGTCGAGTCTGGCTGTGGCTTTCTTGCCGTTGAGCTTTCCGATGTTCTTGGAGGCGGTGTTCGCCTTCTTGGATACCTTGTCGGTCGCGTCGATGGTGGCGTTGACGTGCTTCTTGTTGAAGTCGTCCATCATCTTCTGCGCCTTCTTGGCGCTGGCCGTGGCTTTCTTGGCGTCGGCGTCGAGCTTGGCCTTCGCTATCTTCTTGTTGAATTTGTCGAGGTTGGTTTCCGCACCTTTGGTCTTCGACTTGGCCTTGGAATCGTCAACGTCAAGCTTCGCCTTGTTGTTGTCGGCGGTCTTCTTGATATTGTCGATGGAAGCCTTGATGCTGTCCGAACTCAGACCCCAACGGTCTGCCAAGGCGTTAGCGGCCTGTTCGCTCATGCCCGAGGCTTCGGCCTGCCGGATGATCGCGTCACGAGCATCCTGCAGCACACCGTTCGCACGCTCGATCTCGCCGCTGCTGAAACCGGTGCTCTCGCCCTGCTTGAGAATCTTTTCCGCAGCGTTCTGAGCGCTGCTGGCGATGTCCTCCAAGGCCTGCTTGGTCTTGGTGCCCTGCTCTGAAAACCTGTCAAGCAGATTCCCGCTCTGGTCGAAGACGACGCCATTGTCCTTGCAGGTGTCGGACAGTTCGCCGATCTTCTGATTCAGTTGGTCGACCGCCTGGTCCGCAGTCAGATTGCCCGACTCCAAACCAAACAACGCCTGGACAAGATCATCGATTTGGCTTGACGCATCCGAAGCGGAAGAGCCAAGCTCTTTGTTCGCGCCGGCAGCTTCCTTCGCTGCCGAAGCGGACTTGCCATCCGCATCCACAGCGTTCTTGGTCGCGGCGGTCTTCTGCTTGGTCTGCTCCTTGGCTTCCTGATATGCCTTGGCCTCGTCCTTGATGCTGTCGCGCATCTTCTGGGCCACGGCCATCTGCGAATGTCCCTGCTTGCCGTATTCCTTCAACGCGGCGTTGACCTTATCGGTCGCGGCCTTGTTGCCCATGGCCGCGCTGGTCATGTCGGTCAGGCTGACTTTCGCCTCGCCCAGCCAATGCGTCATGTCCGCACCGGCGAAATTCATCTTCTGATACGAGGCTGCGATTGTTTCGCTGATGCTGCTGCCGGATTCCAGAGCCGACTGCAATTGTTCCGTGGCTTCCTTGGCCTTCTGCTGGCGGCTAATGAAGGCGCTCAGTGCGGCCCCGGCCACGGTCAGGGCGATGCCCCACGGGCCGCCGAACAGGCTCATGACGCTGCTTCCGACCGCCTTGAAACCAGCCGTTTTCAACTGCGCTTTGGAAGCGGACGTGCCGAAGGCGGCCATCTGCTCGGAAGCGCTCATGGACGATGCGCGGAACATCTGGAAGGCGGTCTGCGCGGATGCGAGCGCCGTCTTGACGCGTTGGATCGGGTCGATGGCCAGGCCGATGTTGTTGGCCATGATGCTGGTGCTGCCGTTGAGATTGCCGGCGGCCTTATGCACGGCTCCGAACACGCCGGCCAATGATGCCATGACCACGATGGTCTGCTGCGCGCCGGACGGCAAACCGGCGAACGCGTCAACCAGCGTATCCAAGCACTGCACCATCTTGCGCAAAGGCCCCTGAGCGCCCTCACCGACGGAAATCATCAAGGACTCCATGGAACCACTCAGATTCTCCAGATCGCCCTTGAGATTGTTGTTCTTCGCGGCCGCCTGCTCGGCGGCGTAACCGCTTTCGGATACGGCCTTCGTCCACTTGTTGACGCCGGATTCGCCCGCCTCATAAAGATAGTTGGCGGCTTTGATCGCGTAGCTGCCGAAAATTGTCGCGTTCGCCTGGTTGCGCTGCTCGTCGGTCAGGTTCTTTTCGGCCTTCTGCAATTGGCCGGCGAAATTCGCCATGCCGACGAAATGGTCTTGCGCGTCATATGCGCTGATGCCCAATTCCTTCATCGTATTGGCGGCTTCGGTGGACGGCGCGGCCAGCTTCATCAGCATGCTGTTCAATTGGGTGCCGGCCTCGGCGCCGATGGTGCCGTTCTGCGCGAACAACGCTAAAACGCCGGTGGTCTCCTGCACGTTCATGCCGAAACTGTTCGCCTGAGCGCCGCAATTGTTCAACGCCTCGCCGAAATCGGAGACATTGCCGACGGCCTTGCCTGCGCCAGCCGCCAAAGTATCGGCCACCTGGGAAGCCTGAGACCCCTTCAGGTGGAACATGCTCAGCGCGTTGGCCATGTATTCGGCGGCATCCCCAACGGCCATTCCATCGGATGCGGCCAGATTCAAAGCGCCAGACAAACCACCGTTAAGAATGTCCGTGACGCTCATGCCGGCCTTGCCGAGGTCGTTGATCGCGTCGGCGGAATCCGAAGCGGAATAGACGGTCGATGCTCCGGCTTCGATGGCGGCGGCACGCAGCTGGTCCATTTGGGCGCTGGTCGCGCCGGTGTTAGCCTGCACGGTGCTCATCTGCTGGTCGAAGTCTGCGGCCATCTTCACCGCAGCCACGCCGAAAGCGGCCACGGCCAGTCCTGCTGCGGTCATGCCGCTGGCGATGAGCGCGGACTTGCGTCCGGTGCCCTCCATGCCGGATGCGACTGTTCTCGCAGTGCTTCCGGCGCGGGTCATCGCCGCCTCATAGGAGGCTGTGTCCGCCATCAATCGGATGACGATGTTCTTGTTCTCCGCCAAAGCATCCTCCAAAATGTCAGGTCAAATGCGCCACCAAGGCGTTCGCGGCCGGATTGTCCCTGCCGTTGGCCTCTGTCCACCGTTTCATGGCTTGCTGCATGTGCGCAGTGGCCCAGCAAACGCTGGTTTCGGCATGCAATGTAAGTTCACCCTTCGGGTCTTGGCAGATCGTGCGCGGCAAACCACACATGGGGCATAATGACCGTTCGTATTCCGCCAACGAGCGCATCCAATTGCGTTCCGTCTCATCCCATTCGACCTCATCGCCCTCACTCGGGCGCCAGCCCATGAAACGCTTATAGCTGATGCCGAGCTGGCGGCAAATCTTAAGATCCTCGACTAGTTGCGGAGAACCTGCGAGGCGAGGTCGAATGCCGCTTTTGGGTCCGCTGCAGTGCCGTTCAGTTCCGCGATGGCCTGCCAGATCGGAGTGAACTGGCCATCGGTGAGTTCGTCGAACAGATTGCGCCACGCCTGTTCGGTCTTGTCCTCGTCGGCCACCGGCTTGCCGCCGATGGTCGCGGAATCAAGCATGAGCGGCAATGCCGCAGCGGCAGTGCCGAACATGTCGTTCGTGCCGTTGTCATTGCGGTGCGCGGCCAATGCCTGCGCCCACTTGCTTACCGGCAACGCCCGCAACGTGAGCTTCAACGTCTCCGCATCCGCCTGTTCGCGCAGCTCTTCGATGCGCCGCGCGGTGGCCTTCGCCTGCCGGTTCGTCCCAGCCTCCGTGATTTGTTCACGCGTGGTCTCCTCGGCCAGCGCATCACCCAATCTGGCGATGTCCTCGGCGGTCTGCTGGTTGAGGATGACATCGACCTCGCGCGTGCGCCTGACGACTTTAAGCATTGTTGTTCCTTCGCTCTAATATTCATGTTCCTTTGCCGGAAAAGAGAAAAGAGGGTCCCGCACCGGCGAAAGGGACGAAAGTCCGATGCGGGAAGAATCAATCAGGCGACCTTCACGTTCTCCGCCCAGCCTGGAGCGCGGACGGAGAAATTGACCTTGCTGCGCAGCACGCTGTTCGCGGCGATCGCCACCTTGGCGCTCATGCCGACACGGACAGCGTACACGTTCACCGTATCTCCGGAGGCAAAATCCGCATCCGTCTGCTTGCCATAGCGGCGCACGAAGTAGCCTTCCGTACCCTCGGCAAGCGTCTCCATGGCTACGTTCTGCGCGGAGTGCTCCGTGTTCGTATTGTCGATGACCTCGATGCTCGAGCCGCTGATCTTCTTACGTCCGGGATTCTCGTAATCCTGCGCGCTGTTCTCACGCTGGTCCGAAATGGAATCCTGCGACGGCGAGCATGACCAGCCACCAAGCGTGACGTAATTGTACAGGTCGGTTCCAGCGTTGATCTCATCAGCGGTCGGCTTCTGAATGTTCTCGATGGACGGCACCCAGATCGTGTTGACCAGACCGTCTGCCGGTGTGGAAGGAACTTCAGTCCCAAGAGTCAAAACCATGACTCCTCCTTAATATTTGATGGTCACATGCGTGACCGTGACCAGTTGAATTTGAAAGTCAGAAGACGACACTGGTAAAGCAGCGCCGTATCCTCTGCGGTAAGTCCGGCCGCGTAAGCGCCGGAATCGGAAAACAACGTCAGACAGCCGGTGTCGAAACCCTGCGCGACGAACCTTTTGCCAGCAAGTCCTGGAATCATGAGGTCATCGGCCAGCACATTGACGGAATCGGCCGTGGTGCTCACGATGCGCACCAGCAAAGTGCCGATGCCGCAATGCACATGCTGCGTCTCGCCGACGATATGACCGTTAGTCGTGACCGTCTCAATCACCCACGGCGGCTTGTCGGTCGGCTTCGGAGCGGTCTGCCGGTACACCGCCCAGCCCGTCGCCGGCTTCGGGATATGGTCGAGGATCGTGTCGGTCAACGTCATGATCGACGTCATTCAGACCACCTCCACGGCGGCACGCGCCACGTATTCCGCAAGCTTCGGCAATTCTTCCTCGCCATGCTCGTAGAACCGGTGCGTTCCACCGCCCTTCGCGGTGCCGAAGAACGCGATGTTCGCGAGCGAACCCGCTCCGCCCTTGGTGGGGCCTATCTCGGCGGTGATGCGTCCAGCGGATTCCTGCAGCGTGTAGCTGATCGGGATACGGCGGAACGCCTTATTGCCGGAGCCTTTCAGGTCGTCGCGAATCGAGTTCTTGACGTTCTGCGCGCCCTTCTTCACCGAAGCGGAGATCAAGGCGCGGCGAGCCACTCCCCTGGCGAGCAGCGCATCGCCGAAGGCCGTCAACTGCGAAGCGTCGAACAGTCCACTCATGAGTCCTCCTTCACGTTCCAACGGCAGGCGGTGGCGTGCGTCTTCTCGCTTTGAGGTGAGACGAGCCTGAGCCGCCTGCCGACGAGCAGCGGATTGGCGGATTCCGTGACTTCCACCACGTCACCGGCGCGAAGGCCTGGAGTGCCATATGGAAAATGCACGTACAAAGACCAGACCAACGAGACGGCGCCCATCGCCTGCGCCGCACTGCCTTCCGTGTTCTCAGACGCAAGGCCACCGGAGGTCTGCACCTTGCAGTGGCCGGCATACACTTGCGTGAATGTCGGCTTGACCTCACCGGTGTCCGGATCCGTCGCGGCTTCGCCGGGACGCACCACAGTGCATTCGTCGGTCATGAGCGATTCCGCGTTTTCCCGACCACGCTCCAACACGGAAGCCGTCAGCATAGGCCGCGCCTCCCAACGGGGGCTATCGTGAAAGCGCCGGAAGCGCCATAACCGGACGGTTCCAAAAGCTCCCACTCACTGTCCAGCAATGTGATCGTCGGCACACTGTTCGTGGTACCCACCGTTTCCTGATAGTCATCGATTCTGGTGCTTTTGGATGTCGCCGCTTCCGGATTGCGGGCATACCGTGCGACGGCCAGAGCCTCAACCAGATCGACGGTGCGCTGCGCGAGCCTACCGCCAACAATGATCTGGTCGAGATTCGGATACCTTTTGCGGATCGCGATTTCGGCAAGCTCGATCCACGACGTGAGCTGATTGACCTCAAGCGGATCCGTGACCTGCCGTCCGAGCTGTTTCGCGACATCATCAACAGAAGCTGTCATGGTGGCATCCTGCCGTCAGGCGGTGATGACCGCGAACTTCTTCTTGTCGCGCACGATGAAGCCGATTTCCGCTTCTACCAGGAATGCGATCATGTTGCGCTGCCAAAGGTTGATCTGTTTGCCGCCATCATTGATGGTCGCCTGATCGGAAATCTTCATCTTGATTCCCTCCACGGTGCCATACATGGCGTAGGTCCAGTCTCCTGCGACGCCGAACACCTCCTTCGCCGCGGAAATGCTGTGCGAGGCATCCGCCTTGATTTCCGGCACGTGTCCCCAAGGTGACTTCACCACCCTGGCGCCGAACAGTGTGCCGATTTCGGTCGACTGGCTCGGCACCAGCAGTGGATGGTCGTTGGAGTCAGTGGCTTCCAACACTTTCGCCAAGCCATGCGGAGACAGGGCAATTCCATTCAGGTCGCCATCGTTCGTGAGGACGGTAGTGGCGATTTTGGCGAAATCGGCGTACTTGCCGGAGCCGATGCTCACGGCCTGAGCGTCCTTCAACGTGTCCATATTCTCGGTGGACGGAGCGGCAATCAGACCGGTGAGAAAGGTCTGGTCGATTGTCTGGGCGATGCTCTGAGCCGCCTTCTCCTTGATTCTCGACCACAAGGCGCTCTTGTCGCGGACGAACTCCTCGGAAACCGGGACGATCTTGGCGACCTTGAACGGCTTCATGACGCGAGAACCGATGGTCGGCTTGTCGACTGGCTTCTCGTCTGTCTCTCCAACCCATTTGGCGGCCGACATGTCGCCAAGAGTATCGTATTCCATGCCGGAACCGGGCAGTTTCACCCCGGTTGCGAGCTGGGTGACGGCGGACTGTTTGAAAACACCAGTCCAAATCTCATTGGACTGTTCCGGCGTCAGGCAGACGCCGGAGGTGGAACGGCTCAGATCGAGCGCGGTCATGGTTTCCTCCTTAAAGGATCGTTGAAATATGTTTTAGAGGCCGAGGGCCGCGAGCTGTGAGCCGAACACCGCGGCGTTCGCGCTTGTCCTCGATTCGCCCTCCGGCGTGGCTGGCTTCGCATCGAACAGTTGCTGCAACGAACCATCAGCTGGCTCCGTCCGCGCGGGAACGCCCAAATCCGGATATTCGCGCAGTATGGCGTCGATGGCCTTGTCTATGGCCTTCCGGTCGCTTTTGGCGTCCACTCCTTCCACGAGTCTCGTTGCGAGCTCAGGATGTTGGAGTTTGCCGGTTGCGGCCTTTTCGACGTTTGCGTTGAATATCCGTGTTTCCAATTCGGAGATTCTGGCTTTCAGCGTTTCGGCCTCGTGCTTTGAGGCTTTCACTGCGGCCTTCATGCGGTTCAGGGCTTTCTTGCCTTTGTCTCCGAGTTCGGCTTCGCCTTCGATCTCTTCGCCGGTGTCTTCCGGTTCCATGGTTTCCGGTTCCATGGTTTCCGGTTCCGGTTCGTTCCGCTGCTGTTCTTCGCTGGTTTCCGGCTCTTCCGTTGCGGGATTGTCGTTGACCAGATTCTGTAATGCTTCTTCGGCTTGTGTCGTGCTCACCTGTGCAACCTGCTCCGTCACGGAGGCGTTCGATCCCCCTGATGTCGGAGAGCCGGCCGTGGTGGTCACGTTCGATGCCGAATCCGCGGCTGCGGTTGCTGCTGCGTCAGCCATGATATTGTTGTCCTTCCGTTGCGGTTGGTTACTGCCGCAGGCGGATTGCCCGGCCTGCGGTCTTAAAAAATGAGGAACGGCTAGAGTATCCAGCCGTAGTCGTAAAGCATCTGGCGTGGATCCTTGCCGGTCCGTGCGCAAATGTCGTAAATCGTTTCAGGCATGAGACGTGGACGGTCAACCTTCGTGTAACGTCCACCCTTTTTCACGTAATCCTTCGCGTATCCGGCGCTTATCATGCGAGATGATGCGAGGCCGCGTTTGGTCATGCCTTCCGTCGTGTACTTGACGTTGCGTCCATATAGCTGCGCTGCCGACACGCTTCCGGAACGCCGGTAGGCGTTGACGAGCTGGTTCAGGTCGGCGCCGTCCCTCCAAGCCCGGGCGTTCGCCCTGCTGCCAAGCGTCTTCGCCAGCTGACCGTCGGACAGGCCGTCAAGGTATTCGTTGGCGCTCGTGACGGCAGTGTTCGGCGTTTTGGATGTCGGTATGGCGATGCAATCGCAGTTCGGATGCCTTTCGAAGGGTTCACTGCCGCACGGTCGTCCAGCCAGGACAACGCACCTGCCGCAACTTGGCGGCGTCAATCCACGCACGTAGCCGCAATGCACATATCGGCTTCGTCCCGCCACCATCGCGGCCGAACGTTGCGTATCGGCAAGCAGCGTTCGAGAGCGTTGAACCAATTCCATTTCGATGACATGGAGCGCGATGTCCGTCGAGCCAACGCTGGAAACGACACGTTTTCCTTTGACGACCGCACCCCACATGACGTCGATCGTGTTCATGCCGTTGCCATTCACGCCGACCCACTGGCGTGGATCCACCGCGTACTCCGGCAATCTGTCCACGCCATCCAATGATGCCATCGCCAAAGGCGTGGCCGTCATCGCCTCACGTGCCGTCTGCAACTGCGCCGAATCCAACAGGCGGAACATTTCGGGCATGCAGGAAGCATATGATTCGCCGAAATCATCGGAGGCGTCACGCCGCCATATCGCCGCCAGCCGGACGGCCAGACGGTTGCTGCGCCGTCTCAGATCGCTCGCCTGCCGTCGCGCCGCCGTCGGCAACGTCTGACCGTAAGCCATCGGACACCTCCGGTTTCACGTAGCCCTGCATCCAGCCTTCCTCGTCGGATTCAAGCAGCTTCTTCGCACGCGCGATCTTCTCTGGCCCCCATCCAAGCTCCTCCCATGCCATCTCGCGAGGCATGAGAGGTCTGCCCGTCGGGTCGGCCGTCGCAAACAGCTTCGTCACCGCATCGGCTCGCTGTGCCACGGTTGGCGTGCCAGCGTCATACCAGAGCGCATCGGCGTCGTCGAAGGCGCTCATGGCTTTCTCGCCACGCAGCAATCCGGCGACAAGACGGCATGTCTGCACCGCCTGCCGTCCCAATGTCCGCTGATCGCGTTCGATGCTCTTCACGAGCTTCGCTTCACGCGATCGAATCGCATCAGCGGAGGCGGCATCATCGGCGGCCAAGCCGAAATAGTTCGGAGGCAAACCGGTGACACCGCTCGACAAGCGAGCGTAAAGGTTCACCATGCGTTCGAAATTCTCCATGCTTGAGCTGGAAAACTCGAAAGTTTTCGCATTCGGATTGCCTAAAGCCCAAATCCTGCCGAAATACGCTTCCCACGTGGTCAAAGGGTTGCCTTCATCGTCCACGAAGTCGCCCTTGGTCGCGCCAAGCACACCACGCTGAGGGACGGCATGAGTCTCCTGAGCCACCTGCGCATTCGTCAGATCTCGCGCGCACGCATCGGTCAGGTCGATGACATCGGTGAGCGCACTGGTACCGCGTAGGCGCGGCCACGTCTTGTGCAGCGGAATCGTGGTGCGCGGATTGCGGTAGGCCGGAACCACCGGCACTATGCCGAGCGGATTCTCAACCACGGAACGCACCTGGTAGTTCGTGTCGATCGTGTAAGTGCGGTCGGGCAGGTACAGGCGCCAGCCGACAGTGCTCATGAAATCGTAATCGTCAACGTCACGATACCGGCGCAATGCCGCGTCAAGCCGTCCTGTCACCGGATCACGATGGGCGAGAATGTCAATCGGACTCACATTCTCGATATGCAAGCCGGTTTCGTCGTTCTCCACGGTCTTGAACGATCGTCCGAACACCTCGAAATCGAGATAGCTGGTCTGGTCCTCGTCTAAACCGCTGGACCGCCAGAATTCCCACGCATCATCAGCCAGTTTGAGATTATCTCCGACGCGAAACCCCTTGAGGTCGAGTCTGTCCACTCGGCTTTCGGCCACGACGCGAGGCCAGTTCACGATGACCGTGAACCGTTCCAATTCAGGTGGAATCGCCAATCCAAGCTGCCGCAAATGCTGTTGGCCATCCACATACCGGTCAAGCCTGCCGAACATTTCAGCCGCCCCGTAAAGCTGGTCGGAGAGCCGACGAAGCATATCCTGCGCCTTATCAGGCAACCACGCCATCGTTAGCCTCCTATCATCGGAAAACAAATACCTTGCTGGACTCGGAGCCCCAGCCCAACGCGCGCATATCAGAAGCGGCCTCGTGTGCCAGAATGTCGGCCATGGTTATGTCGATTTTCTGGTTTTCGCTCGGCTTGCCGAGCACATACTTATCGCCCGGCTTCGCAACTTTACGCGCCGCCATCATGTGCAACCGAGCCATGCGATCATTGGAATGCGTCGTGGAATGGTCGGCCGTATCCTCCATGAATCGCGTGAGCGCGTCATACATGCGCCCTATTCGGTTCGTTGGCCAAGGCACCACAATATCCTCGCCATACTGGTACGCCCACGCCTCAACCTGCGTCTCCCACGGATGCGGGTCACAGTAGAATCGGCGCACCTTGTACTTGTCGAACATTTCGGACACGCAGGCATCCACCTCACTGCGAGGAATGCGCCCCTCCCACTCGACGGGATTCCAATAAGACGGCCTGCCGGACGGGCCATAGGTCGGCGTCCAACGCCACCCGTCCAACGTTTCCGCACGCAAGGCCGTCCAGTCGCCCGATTGGGAACCATCGAAACCGAGACAAATCTCAGCACCCGGCTCGGGCGGCTGACGGTCAACCGTCGTGCCATCGTAAAGCGGCTCAGGCATATATGAACCCAAGCCCTGCACGATCTCACAGCCGTAGAAACGGCGAGCCTGCGCCGGGTCACGGGCCATAAGCTCGGTCGCGGTCGCTTCGACCTGATCGAGCGGCACCCACGGCGAGCCGGAATAGACGAATTCGAGGATCTTCCGCCTGTCCTGCGGATCAGCGAAATCCAATGAGGGGTCATGCTTCGGGAAGAACTTCATGATGTCTGGCGCCGTGCTCTCGTAGGTCATCTGGCCGAAGCTGGCGTCCATCGGGTCCCATGGATTCGTCAGCTCAAGCATTCTTCCATCCATGGCCATTGCGCCACGCATCACCGTGTCGCCAACCTCGAACATGCCGCTGCGCCTAGTCCAGATGCCCGATTCGTCACCGAGGACGAAGTTCACCGGATTGCCCAGCTTGGAATGTGCCGAAGCCGTCACAGGGTCGATGCGACCGCCGTTCGGAAGGCGGATGAAGCCTTCGCGGACTTTCATCAGGTCGGACAGGTGGCCATTGCGCACCATCGACTGCAAAGGACGGTACACGTTCGCAGTCTGCTCCTCAGAAGTGGCGAGCAGCTGAATCAAAGCGGTACGACGCGGCATGCCCATCGGCTCACCCGGAGAATACACGTATTCGAAACCGCATGAGCAACCCCAGTCGGAGCAGCGGAACGTCTCGCCGCCACGCGCCCATCCGCAGAACACGCATGGGCCAACACCCTCAAAAGCAGCAACAGCCGCACCGAAAGGCGACTTGCCTAGCTTCTGCCCGCCGACAATCTGACCACGACGCCACTCGAACGCCGCAGCCTGACGAGGCCGAGCCGGATCATACACCGCATCAGGCTTCACCCGATAAAAATCGATGGCGTTATCCAACTGCCAGCCGACAAGCTCAAACGGCTTGCCCAGATCATAGCCATTAGGCACAACACAGTGCGCGGCAATCCAATCGGCAAAGAGGAAACCAAGGGACTTCGGAACAACCAGCGTTTTCTGCTCGCTCATTCCGCATCCTCTTTCTGATTCTCAAGCCACCGCTGCTTCGCGCTTTTGAACGGAATGATCTTGTCGGAAGATTCTGCTGAGCGTTTCGGCTTCGGCTCGTCATCGACAATCGCCCAACCATTCAGCCGAAGGCCTTGTGGCGTCAAGCCGATGGTGTCGGCGTACCGTGCAAGCGCGGTACGGTCAGCGGCCTTCGCCTCCGAAGACTCGCACAGCACGAACTGGCGCACATAAAGCGCGATAGTCGTGAACATGTATCCATAACGCGGCATATGCCAGGCGATAGCCTGCGGCAACCGCCACAGGTCACGCCACAATTCACGCTCGCGCCGATTCCACGCCTCCGTGGCCCTATCGTCACGCTCCTTGTGGAAACCGTCGTCATCCTTCCAAGTGTTCCAAATCGTCCACTCGGACAGTGGAAAAGCCTTCGGGCGGTAACGGTATCCGCGAGCCGAAAGCGGAAGAATATCGGCGCCAAGACCACGCGCGTCAGATCGTGCGCTGGACGGGTCGGGCATCGGACCGGAGCGTGTGCGTGCACCGCCATGCGCCGCCATGCGACCTCCAATCCTCGAACCGGAAAAATTACGGTCTCAGCCAGTCCGTCAAATCTTGAACTATCCGCGAACTTGCGAGTCCCCTCACCGGCGGTCCCGGCCTTGCCGTTCGGGGGTACCCCCTAGGTATGTTAGCGGGTTGGCCGATCGTATTTTTTCCTGTTTTGGTGTGTGTTTTGTTGTTTTTGTTGCGTGTGCTTGTTTGGCTTGTCCGCTTGCGTTTGATTCGTTCGTGTCGTATCGCGTTTGCGTTTGCGGTTTGCCTGTTAGCTGCGACTATGGTTGCCGCCGTGGCGTGGCTTGGTGTCGTGTCCAGTGTTCGGCGCTTGCGGTTGCTTTGCGTTGTCCGTCTTGTCTGTTGCAGCTGCGATGCTCTGGTCCTGTCCAGCTTTGTCTGTTGTCTGTGTGGCCGAGGTCCCATTGGTCTGCGGCTGTGACTGGCCGTCCGCATTTGGCGCAGGTGTGCGTTTCACCTGCGGCCAGTCGCGCCTCCCATGCCCTGCGGAGGTGGCGGTGTGCCGCATCGTATCCTCTTGCTGTTGAGCTGCCGCGCTGCTGGTTGTATGCGTGGGCATGGGCGTGGCAGAACCTTTGTCCTTGCGGTACAAGCTGCGGGCAATTGTGCCAGGCGCAACGTCTCATACTCATGTGATCAATCCTCCACTATGATGCGCTCCATAGGTATGGGCACCTTGGGCCGGAGCCGGAGGGCAATGCGATATTCAATCACCTCTCCATCCCGATATACCGCCTTGTGGTGCTTCGTACCGTTTTCGCCATTTGCGCGTCTTCTTTCGGTGTGTCGTTTTTCATCCGACTTGCACAACTATAGATATTATGTTACTATAGTTATATCAGCCAAGGAAAGGAGGTGAACATGAAATGGACGGACATCGTAAGCGCCATCAGCTCGGTGGCGGGCAACATCATCGCGCTGGCGGCGCTCGTCATCTCGATACGGCGCAAACCACGCCATAGGAAATGACGAAAGGGTTCCGAGCACTCCAATTGCCCGGAACCCCGGTTCCATCCTATTTCATGGCCATCATGAAAACAAGTACACTGTTCGCCGTTTGCGGCATCGTATGCGGACTGACTGCAGTTTCGCTCGGCTTCGCCGGAAAGCCGTGGCAGGCCGGACTGTTCGGACTCGCGGCGGGAATTTGGAACATCGCCACGCTCATCATGGAAAGGAGGGGTGGCGATGACGACTGAGTACCTCGGCGTCAAACAGGTCGCAGAACGCCTCGGCATCACTCCGGGAGGACTGCTCAATCTGAAGCTGCCGGAGCCGGACGTGCGCATCGGCCGCACCCGCGGCTGGCTCCCCGAGACCATCGACCGGTGGAACGCCAGCCGCCCAGGACGCGGCGTCGGCGGCGGACGGCCACGCAAAAACAAGGAGGAAACTCATGAGAATCCGCGGAGCCGTTGATGGAATCAACGGACCTGAAATCCCGTCATCGCTAGCCGACAGAATCGACATACGGTCGACGGTCGAACTTCTGCCAAACGAGATC